CACAACTGTACCATACTGCTGATGACGGATCATATGTCGCTTCTCCCCCTCTTACGCCTGAATGGTGGGATGGTGCGGCACATTACTGGAACTGCCACGAAGCTCGTTTAGAGCAAGTTATGAAAACACACTTTGGAGATGTTGAGGTGTACTCGTCTCTCATTGAAAGTGATTTGCCGGGTAACCGTGTTAATTGGTTTGATTCACGAAACAATATACGGTGGCCTGTTGTCGGGTACTGGTGGTGGCAGTGTGCCGTGGCGGGTAAGGTGCATAAATGATTCACAACATTGCAGATAATATTCAAAGCCTAGCAGTAGACATTGACTTATTGCGTCCGTTGGAGAACAACGCACGCCGAGGCAATGTTGATGCAATCATGGCGTCCTATAGCAAGTTTGGTCAGGTTAAGCCTATTGTGGCTGTAAGCGATGCTGATGGTTCATTGACAGTCATTGCAGGTAACCATCAGCTAGAAGCTGCTAAGCAGCTGGGATGGCAGCAGATTGCTGTGTCTGTTGTTGATCTAGACAACGATGATGCGCTGGCGTTTGCATTGGCAGACAACCGCATTTCTGACTTGGGTACAACTGACAATGAACTTCTGTACGAGTTGCTAACTGATGTCATTGGTGATGACGAGAGCTTTTTTGAAGTGCTAGGTTGGGATGACTTTTCAGTAGCGGCAATTGAGAACACAGTCATTACAGCTGAGTTGGCTAACGATAGCAATGCTGGATGGACTGCCCCTGAAATTGTTTTGAATGATGTAGGTGTAGACTCACCTCCTCCTGCAGCAATACCGCAGCCTAGTGGCTCTGGAGAGCAGCCTGCGCAGATTCCCACTCCAGACACTTCCACGATTGTTACTCAGGGCAGTACTAGTGCTGGTGTTTCTGGAGTCAACAATGCGTCCATTCAGTTTACGCTAGTGTTTGATAGTGCCGAGCAGCAGTCAAAGTGGTATGCGTTTATCAAGTGGCTTAGAGAAAGCCCTGTCTATGATGGCGAGACGACTTCAGATCGTCTGTTTGATTTCATTGCTCAGCATTCAGAGATGGGTTAAGTATGGCTAGACGGAGAATGTTTCTAGACATGAATTGTGTCGATGCGGCTCGTGAGCGTATTCGTCACGTGTATGACACTTTTGATACTGTGTGTATTCAGTTTAGTGGCGGTAAGGACTCCACGGCATGTCTTTATCTGGCGAAGGAAGTTCATGAAGAGCGTGGCCTTGGACCGGTTAAAGTGATTTTCCGTGATGAAGAAATGCTTTCTCCGGCTGTAGCAGAGTATGTGCAGAAGGTCAGCGAGTATGACTGGGTGGACATGGAGTGGTACTGCCTTCCTGTAGGTCAGGAAGTTTGGGTGCTTGGCGCACGAGAGTATGTCTTATTGTGGTCTCCGAAGCGAGCAGCTGAAGGAAGACTGTTTAGACCTTTCCCTGATAATGCTATTAGGGCGGAGCACTTTGGTATTGACCCCGGTAAGCCTATTCCTCGCAAGATTGACGAGTACACGATGCAGGGCAAGAAGGGACGTACAGCGTTTATTACGGGTGTTCGTGCAAATGAATCAATGATTCGTTATCGCACGGTTACTCAGAAACTCCATGAGAACTATATTAACCGCCCGTTCAAATTGTCAAAATCAATCCCGTTGCGCTTTGCTAAGATTATTTATGATTGGACTTCTGATGATGTTTTGAAGTTCATCTCAGAAGAGCATAATGCTCCTTACTGCGCTTACTATGATTATGCTGCTATGAGTGGGGCAAATCAACGAGTTGGGATTCCTCTTCACTCTGTTGCGTCTAGACGATTGATTGATGTTCTGCGTACTGAACCTGAATTCTACGATGAGCTATATCGATGCTTTCCTCAGATTGAAGCACAGCGGCAGTTGTGGTCAGAGTTTGATATTGAGAAAGTTATTGACATGTATGAGTCAATGAGTTGGACTGGAGTGAAGTACTGCATTGAGGACAACATTTTGACTCCGGGTTTGCGTAAAGCCGCAATGGTTTATAGTAACGATTTCAAGAAAAAGCATGTCAAAGACCCGTATGGGTATCCGATTGATCATTTAATTCGCACGCTGCTGCTTAACGAGTTTATTGGATCGCCTAGCCCGGTTGGTCCTAAGACAAAGGCGCATAATAAACGGAAAGCTTTGCTAGAGCAAGAGGACCAGATTATGATGGATGCAAACAGCCTTGACATGCAAGATGATAGAAGGTAAGGTACTTACATGGATTTAGCTAACATTACTGATATTAGGCCAGCCAAGTGGACATCTGCTTGTTATTTGGTTTCTCCTGATTACAAGAAAATGGAGAAGTCTATAAAGCAGTATGGTATTTTAAGCCCGATTGTGATTCAATCTAATGGTACTATTATTGATGGATTTCATCGCTGGAAGATCGCCAACGAACTAGAAATGGCAAAGCTACCTGTCGTTGTTATTGACATTGACGATATTGAAGCTATGCTGCTCCACATTGATTTGAATAGGTACCGTAGCATTGTTATTGCGAAGTACTTGTCTAATATGATGGGAGAGATTTTACAGTCTGGCCGTTACGATCATGATTCGTTGCGTAGCCGCATGAGCTTGACTTCTGAAGAGTTCGATATTTTAGCGGAAGGATCTTTGATTAAGATGCGTAAGATCAAGCAGCACACCTACTCACCTGCCTGGGTACCTATTGAGTCCAACACTGGTGAAGACATCAAGGTTGAGCGTGTTACTGGACATTCTGAGCAAGTGTAAAAGGTGAAGTCTATGGAGATGAATGCATACCAAGCTGCTGCTAAAGAAACCGCCGTGTTTCCTCCTGAGAAGGGTATAGAGTACACCACGTTAGGGCTAGTTAGCGAAGCAGGTGAAGTTGCTGATAAAGTTAAGAAAGTGATCCGTGATAGCGGCGGTCACTTCTCTGATGAAGTTAAAGAAGCGATCAAAAAGGAACTTGGCGATGTTCTCTGGTATGTGTCGGGTATGGCTTGGGAACTTGGCTTTACTTTAACAGATGTTGCTGAAACAAATATCTTAAAGTTGTCTAGCCGGTATGAGCGTGGTAAGATTGGTGGCTCTGGAGATGACAGATAATTATTCCTGGCGTTCTCTTTCCACGCCTATTAATAGCAACTCTGCAGAAGAGGCTTTGCGTCTTAGCAAGTCTGACTACAACGTGGTCTTAAACCCTATCTATGTTTGGGATCAGTTTCAGAGTAAGTATGTAGAAGTTGAAGATCGATTCTGTACTGGTAGACAGATTACAGACGCATTAGCAGATTCTGGCATGCGTCAGGAAAACTGGGAAGTCGTTAAAGACCGTTATGTTATTGTGCCTAACTCAGATATTGTGGAGCGGGCAACTTCAATTGTTGATGCTTTCAACGGTGCTGCACGTTTAGATAGTTGTGGTAATCTTGATGATGGCAGAAAGTTCTTTGTGGCAATCTTTACTGGAACGTTGGAGATTATAGGTTCTGGTGACAAAGACATGGTTGACACTTATGTCATCGCTATGACTTCTCACGACGGCTCTGTGCCTGTCTGCTATTACAACCTTGATGTTCGGAGGCGCAACAATTCGGTTTATCGCTTTACTGATGAAAGCGCTGACTTTTGTATCCGCAAACGTCATACTCCCAATCACGCTGATAGGGATAGTGAGGTGACTGAAGTTTTGACGATGCGCCAAGCGTGGAGTACGTCTTTCAAGGCGACACTTCAGAAGCTGCTTTCGCCCGTGTCTGAGTTTCAGTTTGAAAGCGTTTTGCATTCTCAATGGAACCCTAACACGGCGTCTTCTAAAAACAAGCGTGAGCACGCCGAAAACGTAATTGACACGATCAACTCTTTGTACCGTTCAGACTACAACTTCGGCATGTTTGGTCACAGCAAGTGGGCAGCGTTCAATGCAATTTGCGAGTACATTGATTTCCATAGGGATATCCCTGGTTTGGAAGCGGCTCAGCACTCTTTAGAGATTGACAACTTTAGTCATCGTTTAAAGGTGTCGTTGTACAACCAGCTCTGTTCCGTTTAAAGAATTATTTCAATCTTACGCCGTAGTCCCATGCCTAATCCGGCACAGGTGTTGAAGGCATGAACTGCAGCATCGACTTGGTCGTCGTGAACTCGGGCTTCAGGGAACGATGATAGTTCGTCAATAAAGTCAGTGTTCCAGTCAGCCCGCACTAACCTGACGTTTCCGTTGGCTACTGCTGCGGCAAAGGGTTTGGCTCTTGTGACTTTATCACCGGTTGCTCGTTGCCCTTTGAAGTCGTATCCTGGGAGAACATAACGGGCGTACTGATCAATAAGGTTTTTGCCTGCTGACCCCGGCTCTTGCTCCATTTGAATTGGAACTTCCGGCCCATCTTCAATTGCGGTGTCTCGAACAAATTTTTCTACACGGTCGCCCTTGGCCCTGATTCTTCTAACATCCAAAATATAAAACACACCGTTTTCAAACGCAGCCAAGCATCCTACTGTCCAGTCAGGATCAGGGTTGCTTGCAGTAGGCTCGGTGCCTGCCAAGTCCCAGAAGCGCACAATCTCTGTTTCTTTACTAAAGGACGGGATTTCTGTAAATTCAATGACTTCTAAATTGTTTCGGTCAAACATTGAGCCGAGTGTGGTTGCCCACCAGTCACCAAATTCAAGACGGTTTCTTTCAATAGGGTCTAGCTCTTGAAGCATGGCCCGGTAAGAGTCAGGGTCAATGCCGGGGTTGTCGGTAAGCATGGAAGGGATAAATATTCTTCCACTCTTTTCACCTTCCACGAGGAATCGTTGTCGGACCCAGTTGGGGGCGGGGTTTGTAGCACATCTCATTCTCAACGGCACTTGAGCTAGAGGGCCTGATGCTGGACGACGAAGACGGGAGAACATGTATCGGTAGTCAGACTCTCGAATTTCTGTAACCTCGTCCATACCAATGAATTGGAATTCCGAACCCTTGTATCTGAGGTAGTCGTTTACGTTGTTTAGGTATCCGAAGGTGATTCTAGCACCGGACGGAAATGTTGCGGTGTACTGGTTGGCGTTCCAATGAACGTCGTCGTATTGCATAATCCAGTCTCGGAAACGGTCCATGAGAGCGCCGGGTAGTGCAAGGTCAGCGTATGTACGTCTGAATAGGATTGCACTGTAGCCGGGAACATCGACGTACTGGAGAGCAGCCATAATTAGTGCTGAAGACTTGCCACCACCTGCTGCACCACCAAACATGACTTCTTGTCCCACGGATTTTAGGAATACTTTCTGAGTTATTGAGGGTTCTTCAACCCAGTAGTCTGAACGCCGTGGCTCCAGATACTCTCTAATTTTTTCCCAATCCTGAGTTTGCACTGACATATCTGCTTGTCTCCTAGAGGTTTTCACGGTAAAGTATACCTATGAAGAAATTTCTGTCCCGTTCTGTAGCGGCTCATGTTTGCATGGGCGCTGGCATTCTTTTTATCGGCTTTGGTATTAGTATACTAAGTTTGGGATGGGGGCTGGCAAGTGCTGGTCTTGCTTGTGGAATTTACGGGTACTTATTAGGGGCTGAATAATGGCGTGGAACTCTAGTTCAAATAAATCACTTCAATCAGGGGTTACAGAAAAAGCAGCGCAGATTGCTGTGGGTGCTCCTGTTGCGTACAGTCCAACCATTCAGAACAATAATCGTGGCTATCACGACGGTTGGGATATTGTTAAGACTTATAAAGAGGCTGTTGCTAAGGTAACTTGGGTTTACCGATCAATTGATGTTATTGCATCTAACCAAGCTAGTCTTCCCATGATTCTACGTAAAGACAACAATCCTTTTGGTGAGATTGTAACAGAAAACCCTATTCTTAAGATTTTCAATAACACTGCGAATATGGGTGAGAATGCTTGGGCGTTTCGTTATAGAATGAGTTCGCAGTTGATGATGAGCACGAGAGGCGTGTTTGTTGAGGTTGTGCGATCTAGAGATGGTACGCCTATTGCTATGCATTTGTTACCACCTCAGAACACTTCGCCAATTCCATGTGTAAAGAACTTTGTTAAGGGGTTTGAGGTTCAGATCAATGCTATGGAGAAGCGGATCATTAAGCCTAAAGATGTGATTTGGATTCGTAGACCTCATCCGCTTGATCCGTATTTGTCGATGACTCCGATGGAAGCGTCGGGTATTGCGATTGAGCAAGAGACTTTGGCTAAGCTTTATAATAGAAACTTCTTGATTAATGATGGTCGCCCCGGTGGCTTGCTTGTGTTGCGTAGTGAGATTTCTGAAGAAGATAAAGATGAGTTGCGGTCTCGCTTCCGTGGGAATATTGGTAGAGCTGGTGCGGTCGGTGTAATTTCTGCAGATGATGGTGCTGACTTTGTGGATACTGCTGCTAGCCCTCGTGATGCTTCTTATCAGCAGATGCGTACAATTACGAAGGAAGAAATTTTAGCGGCGTTTGGTGTACCAGAGTCTATTATTGGCAACTCTGCTAATCGAACGTTTTCTAATGCAATGGAGGAGGGCAAAGTCTTCTGGATGGAGACTATGACTCCTCATTTGAATCTTATTGCTCGTTCGTTTGACGCTATTGATGAGTCATACTTTGTAGACTTTGATACGTCTGATGTTCCGATTTTGATTCTGTCGAAGCAGGAGCGAGAGAAGCACTACTTGTCAGAGTTCCAGCAGGGGCTGATTAGTACTAATGAGTATAGAGAGGCGGCAGCCCGTAAGAAGGTTGAGTCTGAGCTTGCTGATTCACTGCTGGCTAATCCCAACCTTACTCCTGTTGCTAATACTGAAAAGCCTATGCAGCCTGAAGGACAGGATCAAGGCATGGGTGCTGATGCTGGTATGGCTGGCATGGGCGGCATGGGCGGCATGGGCGGTATGGACCCAATGGCTGGCGGTGCTCCTGCTGCTCCCGCTCCTCCTGATGGTGGGTTTGTCGAAGCTGGTGTTCCTCTTCAGCAGCAAGCTACCGCCGCTCTACAGCAGCAGGTCACAGAGTTTAGTCCCGAACAAGGCGCTTTTGTTCCGATGGGCGATGTTCAAGGAACCCAGCAGATTGAAGCCCCCGCAAGTGCCGTTCCTAGCGAACTAGACGATGAGGAGGACGAGGAGGGCCAGGAGGGTGAGAAGAGTCTCCCTTTAGAACGAAGACTGGCGCTGCTGGAGGACCTTCTCTCTTAAACGCTTCCGACTGGAAGACTAAAACTTTATACACAGTCAGCTCTTTAGAAGACAGACTAAACTCAGAACTTGACAAAGTTTTTGACGATCAAGAGCAGGCTGTTCTAGATGAGTTAGATAGCGATGCTGTCCAAGCCGCAATTGCGAGTGGCTCTGTGGCTCTAATTCTTTCTGCAATTCCTGTGGCGTTACTTACACCGTCAACTATTGCGTTGTTGGCTTCTATGGCAGCCACGTATCGTAAAGCGGTTGAAGACAATATTGAAGAAGGATATGGCGCTCCTGTCTCTGAGCAAGTGTCAGAAGCAGCGACATCTGAACACTTAGCAGCAGTCAATAATTTTAACACAACCACGCAAGAAGAAGTTGCGGCTGCTTTAGTTACTGCTGCACAATTGACTGATGAGAATGATGGTGATGTTGATATCGCTTTAAAGATCGCTTTAGCGTATTCTTTGATCAAAGCCATTTTCAATAAACTTCGAACAAAGCGTCGAAAGTTGATTGTTGATGCTGCTGTTTTAGGGCCGTACAATCAAGGCTTGTATGATTCGGCAGTTGCGGAAGAGCAAAGAACGGGTCAAATTGTACAAAAACAGTGGGTATCTTTAATGGATGAGCGGGTTAGGTCTGCCCATAGGCAGTTACATGGTGAAAAAGTTGCTGTCGGTACACCGTTTTTTGTGAATGGTGTATCTATTCGATTCCCGAAAGACCCTTTGGCTCCGCCCGGTTTGACGATCAATTGTCGTTGTATTCTGCGCTTCAGCAGGTAGTTTATATATAAGTATTTATATATAGTAGCGGCTGGGCACCCCCTTGGGTCTGTACAATATAACATAGGAGACTAGTCCTCAGAGGAGAGTTATGACTGTTGCAGAACTAAATGACACCGAGCACGACACCCAATTCAAGGCTATTTCAGGCCAGATTGGTATCGACAAGGCTCAAGGCATCGTTGAAGCCTTTGTGTCAGGTATTGGAAATAAAGATTCTGTTGGCGACATCGTTATCGCAGGTGCGTTTAACGGGTCTCTAAAGCGACGCAAACCACGGGTTGTTTGGGGCCACGATTGGAATCAGCCCATCGGTAAGGTTCTAGAGATTTATGAAGTCCCAAAGACTGATCCACGCCTGCCTGAAAAGATGAAGCAGGCTAATGTTGGTGGCTTGTTTGCTAAGGTTCAGTTCAACCTTAATACTGAACGTGGCCGTGAGGCATTTGCTAATGTGGCATTTTACGGCAATGAACAGGAGTGGTCAATTGGTTACAAGACCATTACTGCAGATTTTGATGCAGTTAAGCAGGCTAACATTCTCAAAGAGGTAGAGTTGTACGAAATTTCTCCTGTTCTGCATGGAGCGAATCAGTTGACCGCAACGATTTCTGTTAAAGATGATGAAAAGGGCAAGGCATCCAAAGGCTACTATGTTGAGGATGAAGACAAAGACGGCCCTGCTAGTACGATGGATGCAATGTCAGAGCGTTTGGGACGGATGCTGTCTCAGGCTTTGCGTAAGCCCGTTCAGATTATTGAAATGGACGGCAACAACGTTGTATTCCAGACAGGTGAAGACATGACATGGAGCGCCACTATTTCTGTTGAAAATGGTCAGGTTCAGGTTGGTCGGCCTACACGTGTAAAGCCCACAACAAGCTACACCCCGGTAGGGGAGGAGGCACCCCCTTCAATGATGATTAAAGACACTGACGAAAAAGATGCTGAAGAGCCTGCAGGCGTGAGAGACGCTGATGATGAGCAGGGTTCGTGGGCTACCCCGGATATTGCTCTTGCGTGGGCTAAGACCTTTGGTTGCTCTGGTTATCACTCTCATGGCGGTGGTTACATGCCGTGTGAAACGCATGAAGAGTATTTAGAAGCACTTAAAAAGTTTGATGGTAATGCTAACATCAACTCGCATAACAACTACCTTGCTGGGGTTGAGGTTGAAGAAGCAAAGGCTGCAGGGTGTTCTTGTGGAACTGAAGAAAAGGGACACATGATGCCCAGCAAGAAGCCTGAGTATCTTAAGGACCCCATGGCTCTGCTGCTTATGGCTTACAATGAGATGTTGAAGCTTCGTGGTGCTGGTGATTTGCGTGAGGCCACGTTGACTCTGATCGGTGCGGTCGAAGATTTCTTGACTGAGGCCCCGATGTCTCGTCCTGGCGAGCAAGGCGAGAAGGTCACTTCAGGCTTTGTTGTCCATGTCAAGTGTTCAGAGAAAGAAGCACTGGCTGTTAACGGCGCTATGTCTGACCTGCCTGTGTTCTCGTTTAAGTCAGAAGATGGCGTTGATGTCCACTTTACGACAGAGCTTGAAGAAGAAGAACTGATGGAAAAAGTCGCTGTGTCTCTTGCGGGATTAGCGTTTGAGCCTGAGGTAACCGTAACAAGACCGATTGACACCACCGAGGGTGTTCAGTAAGATATTCTCTATAAGGATACAGGAGTAAAAATGAGTGATAACCTTAATGAAGACCTTCAGAAGATGGAAGCTTTGAGCGAAGTCATTGATTCTGGGGAAAGCATGTCTGCCGAAGAGAAGGCTATGCATGATATGAAGAAGAACGCACCGTCTGTGTTTATGACTGACATTCGTTTCAAGGAGTCAATGGAAGTTGGCGATTTGCTTAGCGAAGAAGCTTTCATGTCTCTTGATGCTGATGAGCAGAAGGGCTATGAGATGGTTCAGGTCATGGACGAGAAGAGCAAGGAGCCTATGGGCTGGGTGTTCCGTTTTAAGTCTGATGAAGATGATGACGACGCTGAAGACATTGTTGAAGAGGTCGTTGAAGATGCGGTTGAAGAAGCCGTGGAAGAAAAGTCAGATGCTGATCCTATCTCAGAAAAGGCCGCTGCTCTCATGTCGCAGATGCGTGCCCCTGATGATGAAAAGCCTTCCATGTTCCTGACCGATAGCCGGTTCAAGGAAATGGTGGATGCTGGTGAGCTTGTTTCATCAGAAGACTATGACGGTTTAGACGAAGACGCTAAAGAAGCGTTTGAGGCTGTTGATGTCTACGAAGAAGGCACCGGCAAGGGGTACGGTCGTCGTTACCGTCGCCGCAGCCCCCTTGAGTTGACAGCAATGCGTAAGGGCCAGCACATGGATGAAAAGGCTGAAGACGGCATGGAAGACATGTTTGATTCAGAGGCTGAAGCCCTTGAGCGTGCTGCAGCGCTAGGTTGTCAGGGTGTTCATCGTGCAGGCGAAAAGTTTATGCCTTGCGCAACCCACGATGATTGGATGAAGCTTAGCAAGCCTGCTGAGGCACCGGCTCCTACTCCGGCCCCTGCCCCCGCTCCGGCTGCTCCTGCTCCCGCTCCGGCTGCTGCCCCTGGTGGCATGATGAAGTCAGAAGAAGAGTTCCTCTGTGGTTTCCAGCGCAAGTCAGTTGAACAGCCTTGCGAGTTCTGCACAGGCGGCTGCGCTCCTGAAGATGGCCTTCCAGGGCTTGCTGACATTGAAAGTCAGGTCAAGTCAGCTTATGAGGGTTCTGAAATTATTGGCTCAGGCTACTCAGCCGGTGACGACGTATTCGTTGTCGATGTCAAGCGGGCTGACGGTTCCTTTATTGAAGTGTTCCTGACCGGCGACGGCGAGGAGCTTGGTTGGCTGCGTTTGGATCAGAGCGCTATTGAAGGCAAGTCAGCTGAAGCCATTGAGATTGTTTCTAAGTCTGATGCTGAAGCTACGGCACGTGACGCTATTAGCGAGCTGGGAATCAAGGCTGAGGTCATGAGCGTTACTGTTGACATCTTCGCAGATGAAGATGTGTACGTAGTTGAGCTTGATGCTGAAGAGAAGAGCTACGACGTGTTTATTGCTGCTGATGGTAAGGTGCTAGGCTACGATGAGTACGATTATGATGCTGAGGGTTCATATGAGCTTTCTGAAGAGGAAGAGATTAAGGCTATTGAGGCCGAGCTTGAGATCAAGCGGATGTACTCTCGTGAACAGCGTGAGGCCATGGCTGAGTCAGGTGAGGCTCTTCCTGATGGTTCTTTCCCGATTGCTGATGAGGCTGACCTGAGCAACGCTATCCAAGCGGTGGGTCGTGCGGCTGATCAAGAAGCGGCTAAGACGCATATCATGAAGCGTGCTAAGGAACTGAAGTTGGAAGATATGATTCCTGCTGATTTTGCTAGCGGCGGATCGCCTGCTCCTGCAGCACCTGCTGCTGACGCTGAAGAGAAAGCGCTAGACGAAGACATTCTTAAGGCGATGGAAGAATTCAACAGCCTGTTGGAAGACGATTCTATCTGATATTCTAGGAGGCATAGTATCATGCAACCTAGCCAAGTAACACAAAGGATTGCTGCTGCTAATCAAACTTTAGCAGAATTAGGAGCTTACGCTGTTCTTGGCTACCACGTTAGAGATAACGAGGTAGAATACCTGTACAGAGATGGATTAGAGCATGTCTTTAGTCCCTTAGAAACCGCTGGGGATTCGGATGACGATTGAGTTTAAAGCACCTGAGATTGGGCCAAACGCTGATGCTTTGACTAGCCTTACACGAGGGCGTGGTCCTCGTCGTGGTAATCTTGAGGACCTTCTCAAGTATTGGCGTCCGATTATGAAGAAGCCGGGTGGCTTCCGTCGTTGTGTTGTTATCCTTATGGATAAGCCGCAGTTTGGTGGTAAGCCTCAGCGTATTTGTGCTTGGCTTCACCACGAGTTGACTGGCAAGTGGCCCAACGAGGGCAAGGGCAAGCGTGGTAGAGGTAAAGGCAAACGTAAGCGTCGTGGCCGTTCGGTGACTCGTCGTGTTCGTTCTGCAGGCAAGAAGTCTTTGACTGGCATTTCACCTTTAACTGAAGTTACTTCGTTGCGTATGACGATTCGTGAGTCTCGTGAGTTTGGCGGTATTCTTGTGCAGCCTATTGCTGGTCGTAAGAATGCTGTGGAGATGAAGGCTGCGATGTTCTTGCAGCATTCGGAGCGGTTGCCTTTGTTTGCTGGTAACGAAGTTAAGCGTGTTGGTGCGTTTGGTGCTTCTAGCCGTTTGGGTCAGGCTGCGCAGGCTGCGGGCAGTATTATTCTTCCGGGCGATTTGTCTGATATTCGTAGCCCTATCCGCTCTCAGATTTATGAAACGCTGACTCCTGGCGTTCCGAATATTCCTAATGCTCGTGGCGGTCGTATCCTGCGAAGCACAGGGCGTGGTGCTCGTAACAAGTTCCGTTGTCCTCCAGGCTTTGAGAAGGGTGGCACATTTACTAACTCCGAGTTTTCGACATGTGGTGCACAGATTTTGGGTATTGCTAGTATTGGACCGGGTTCGCCTACTGCTGAAGCAAACAATCGACTTTCTCGTTTGGCCAACACTGCAGGTTTAGTTAATGAAATTGGCGACCTTCGCAACAACGACAGTGCTGTAGATATTATTCGTGCAGCTCAGATTCCTGCTGCGCCCAAGAAGGGTAGCCCTACCCGGGCACAAACGTCTATTGATTTGGTGTTGACACGCTATGAGGCAGAAGATTTCCCAACTAAAGTTGTTCGCCGTGATGGTGTGATTTTAGAGCCTGTTGTTTCAATTGAAGCGCTTGGTAAACTTAACGAGTTTGATGACATGGCTGACGGTAGCCTTATTGAAAGATATGAGGCAGGTCAGATTGGTGCTTCTACTGTTCCTGCGTTCAGCACAAATTTGCGTAACGTGTTTGTTTCTATCCCTGATGCTGGCGCTGTCCAGATCAGTCGTGTTGGTGGAGAAATTTCTGATGCGGAACGGTCAGGGCTAATTCGTTCGTTTGCTACTGGTATAAGCCGAAGCGCTGATTTGCCTGATCCTTCTGCTGCTGTTCGGGCATGGGCCGACGGTTCTGATGGCCGGTTTACTGTGGAGTTTGGTGAAGTGACCGAGACCGGCTTTGAAGTTGCTGAGGGCAAGAACGACTTGATTAAGGTTGCTACGGCTGGTGGCAAGACTGAAAC